AGCCGAGGCCGACCAAAACGTGGGCACGCTCGACCTGCGCACCGGCCCCGGCTGGCGCGACAACATTGCCCAGATCGACACCCGTGGTGGCGGCACTGCGCCGGGCCTGAACCTGTACCGCGACGGCATCTACCTGTACGAATTCAGCGCCGAGTCGATGATGGAGGTGTTTGCCAACTACCACATCGACCACGACTACAAGCTGGGCTCGATGCTGTACCCGCACCTGCACTTCACCACCACTAACGCATCTGCTGGCGTGGTGCGGCTGGGCTTTGAATACACCATTGCCAAAGGCCACCAGCAAGCCAAGTTCCCCGCCAGCTCCACGCTGTACCTGAACGTGACCGTGCCCGCCAACAGCGACCACCTGCATTTTGTGGCCGAGCTGGGCACCGGCAACGGCATTGCAGGCACCGGCATCGAGCCCGACACCGTGGTGCTGATGCGCGTGTTCCGCGATGCAGCCAGCCCGGCAGACACCTTTGCCGGCACTATCTTTGGCATTTGCGCAGACCTGCACTACGAGTGCGACCGCTACGCCACCCCCAACCGGGCGCCCGACTTCTATGCCTAATATCAAGCACGCATTCGCCAGCGGGAAAACCGACGGGGCAGACGCCACGCAAGTGCAGCCAAGCCACTGGAATGCCGAGCATGTGGTGGATCAGTACCTGGACTTGCCAGATGTGGTCACGCCAGCCGCACCGGTCGCCGGCTGGCTGCGCCTGTTTGCCAAAACCCGCGCCAACCGCGCCACCCTCAACAGCATGGGCCCCAGCGGCGTTGATGTGGCCTATCAGCCGGCATTTTTTGGCAACACCATCATGATGTGGCTGCCCGGCACCGGCACCACAGTTGGCATCAACTTCGGTGCCAGCTTTACAGCACGCAACAGCGGCACCAGCGCCGCACAGGCCCACCCCACGCGGGCATCGACCAATGCCATGACCAGCCTGAGCCGCGCCACTTTTGGCACCGGCACCACGGCCACAGGTGCCAGCGGCATACAAACCGCCGCCTTTGCCGCCTGGCGTGGCACAGCGGCTGGCCTGGGTGGCTTTTTCTTTGCTGCGCGTTTTGGGGTGGAGACGCTGGCATCTGACCAGCGCGTGTTTGTGGGCTTGAGCGCCAACAACGCCGCCATGGCCGCAGACGCATCCACCTGGGCCAACACCATCGGCATCGGCAAAGACACTGCCGACAGCACCTGGCAAATCATTGCACGCAACGCCACCACCCTGACCAAGACCAACACCGCCAAAGCCGTGGTGGCTGGCGAGGTGCTGGACCTCTACATGTTTGCCCCGCCCAATGGGGCAGACGTATCGGTGCGCCTGGCCAATGCCGTGACTGGCGCCATCATTTTGGACGACACCGCCCTGTCCACCAACATTCCGGCCAGCACCGCCTTCATGTACATGCAGGCGCACAACCAGTCCGTTACCGGCACCACGGCCAAACTCTTGGCCTTGAACAAGATGTACCTGGAGGCCGACTTATGACCTGGGACGTGCTGCAAAACGCTGCTGGCGAACTTCAGCTCATCGAGCATGGCGCACCCGTGCCCGACGGCTGGGCCGTGGTGGCAGAAACAGCAAACCCCGAATACCTGGACTACATGGCCAGCCTGGCTGGTTAAAACATGGCCGCATTTGACAGTGGCGCATTTGATGCCGGCGCTTTTGATGCCGCAGGCGGCGTCTCGCCCATTGTCCTGACCGGCAATAGCGCAGCCCAGCCCAACACCAGCACCGCCGCTGCCGCCGGCCAAACGCACAAGGTTGCAGGCAACAGCGCCAAACAGCCAAACACCGCCACCAGCGCGGCCACGGCACAAACGCACAAGCTCACAGGCCAAGGCGCAGCCCAGCCCAACACCGCCACCAGCGCGGCCACAGCTCAAACCCACAAGCTCACAGGCCAGGGCGCAGCCCATGGCCACACCAGCACCGCCAGCTTTGCCACACAGCTGCATTTGCTTGCGGGCAACAGCGCGCGCCAGGCCAACACCAGCACCAGTGCCGCCACCGGCCAAAGCCACCAGCTGGCCGGGCAGGGCGCTGCGCAGCCCAACACCAGCACGGCAGACTTTGCCACCCAGCTGCATGTGCTGGCGGGCAACGGCGTGCGCCAAGCCAACACCAGCACCAGTGCCGCCGCCGGCCAAAGCCATCAGTTGGCCGGGCAGGGCGCTGCGCAGGCCAACACCAGCACATCGGGCGTCGTGGATCTGGGTTTTACGCACGCACCCACAGGCCAGGGGGCGCAGCAAGTCAATACCAGCACAGCTGCCGCCATTACCCAGCAGCATGTACTATCTGGCGCGCCGTGCGTGGCGGGTCACACTAGCGCCACTGCCGCCGCCGGGCAAACGCATCAGCTTCAAGGCGCAGCATGCCTGATTGCCAACACCAGCACAGCCGCCGCCGCTGGCCAGGCGCATGTTGTCCAGGGTCAAGGCTCCAGGCAAAACAACACATCCACTGCCGCCGCCGTCAGTCAGGGCCAGGCCGCCGGCCCGCTGGTGGGTGCGCCAAGCCAGCAGGTCAACGCAAGCAGCTCAGCTGCCGCCCATCAAACGCATGTTTTGGCTGGTCAAGATGCAGCTCAAGCCACCGCCAGCAATGCAGGCATTGCGCGGCAAACGCATGTTTTGGCCGGAGCATCTGCGCAACAGTCCGCAAGCTCCACCGCCGCCAGCGCGGGGCAAATACACCGCCTCAGTGGGCAAAGCTGCACCCAGGCCAATGCCTGCGCCAGTGGCGCCGCCGGCGTGGTTCATGTGCTGTCTGGCGCGGGCGTAGCTATCGACAACGTGGCGCAAGCCAGTGCGGCTGTGCAAACTCATTTGCTGGCCGGCGACTACGTGCTGCCCGGCTATGTGCAGCCGGGGTACGTGCTCAGTGCCAGCGCCGCGCAGACCAACATCAGCGCCGCCGGCGCCATTGTGCTTACGCACCCCATCAACCCAGGCGATGGCCCCAACCGCATTCACGTTGATCGCCGCACGCGCCGGCAAACAGCGGCAGGCGGCCTGCATAGTGCGCAAATTGCACCCAGGCCGCGCCTGCAAGCCGTCACGGGCGGCATCCGGTCCGCCACCGTTCAACCCACCAACAGGACTTTTCAAGCATGATGACCCGCGAACCCGATGGCCGCATTTACGCCCTGCATCCACCCGCAGACAAAGACTGGTACGAGCTGGATTGGTCGCTAGAGCTGGAAGTGGGCGAAACCATAGCCACCAGCGCCTGGGCCGCCGACCCGCTAGACGCCGCACCCATCACGCTGACCGAAGCCACTTACAGCGGCCCCGTCACCGGCGTTTTTGCAGCAGGCGGGGTGCTGGGGCAAAACCACCTTGTCATCAACCGCATCACCACATCGCAAGGCCGGTCCATCAGCCGCACCGTGGTTTTGCGCTGCCGATATTTATAGTCTGGCGTAAATAGTCTCATTTCACCCCTAGAAATGAGACGGCAAAACATCAAAACTTGCTGGCATGAGCAAAGCCAGCACCCCCCCAAATTCCTCGGCCGATCACCCCAAGTGGTACAGCATCCGTCAGCGCACCGCGCAGGCCTCTGCGGCCCAAGGCATCAACAGCGCCGCTGAAATTTTCATTTACGGCGATATTGGCCAAAGCTGGTGGGAAGACACCGTTGCGGCCTCTGATTTTGTCAAAGAGCTCAACGCCCTCACGGTAGACGCCATCACCGTGCGCATCAACAGCATTGGCGGCAGTGTTCCCGACGGCATCGCCATCTACAACGCCATCAAGCGCCACAAGGCCCACGTCACCACCGTGGTGGACGCCATGGCCCTGAGCATTGCCAGCCTCATTGCCATGGCCGGCGACACCGTTGAAATTGCCGAAAACGCGGTTTTGATGGTGCACGCACCCTGGACCTATGCCGCAGGCAACAGCGCCGATCTGCGTGACACCGCTGACCAGCTTGACGTTTGGGCCAGCGCCATGAGCACCAGCTATGCCAGCAAAACAGGCAAAGACGCCGCCGCCATCATGGCCCTGCTGACCGATGGCAAAGACCACTGGTACACCGCCGCAGAAGCGCTGGACTTTGGCTTTGTCGATGCCGTCACCGCCGCATTGCCGGTGGCCGCATCTGCCTCATTCAACCCCGGCGCCGGTTTTGATCTGGCCCGTTTTCGCAATGTGCCCGCCGCTTTGGCCGGTACACAACCCAGCACCTCGGGCGCTGCTCCTGCATCGCAGGCCGCCGCACCCGTGCATTCCGTGGCAGCCGCCACACACAACCCGGAGAACCCCATGACTGGACAAGTCAACACCACGGCGGCTGCACCGCAAACCGCCACCCCTGACGCCGCCGCCATCCTGGCAGCAGACCGCCAGCGCCGCAACGACATTCGCACCAGCTTTGCATCGTTTGCGCAGCGCGAAGGCGTGGCCGCCCTGCAAGCCACTTGCGAAGACGACAGCACTTGCTCTGCACAAGCCGCCGGCCTGAAACTGCTGGCTCACATAGGTTCGCAGGCCACCCCCATTGCGGGCCACATCGTCACCGTCACCGACGAGTCCGACAAGCGCCGCGCAGCCGTCACCAATGCCCTCATGTCCCGCGCTGGCGTTGCCACCGCAGAGCAACGCAACGCCCTGGCCTCCAACCCCTTCCGTGGCGCATCCTTGCTCGATCTGGCCCGCTCCAGCCTGCAAGCTGCCGGTGTTCGCGTTGATGGCATGGACAAAATGCAAATCGTGGCCACTGCCTTCACGCAAGGCAACGGCGACTTCCCTGTTTTGCTGGAAAACACCATGCACAAGACGCTGCAAGGCGCCTATGCAACGGCTCCAGACACCTGGTCGCGCTTCTGCGCCCGTGGCACCGTCAGCGATTTCCGTGCGCACAACCGCTACCGCGTAGGCAGCCTGGGCAACCTGGAAGCCAAAAACGAGCTGGGCGAGTACGTCAACAAAGCCATCCCCGATGGTGAAAAGTCCGTCATTGCTGCCGCCACCAAAGGCTACATCATCAACCTCAGCCGCGAGGCCGTGGTCAATGATGACCTGGGCGCCTTCATTGGCCTGGCACAAGCCCTGGGCCGCGCCGCTCGCCGCACGGTAGAAGCTGATGTGTACGCCACCCTGGCGCTCAACAGTGGCTTGGGCCCGGTGCTGCAAGACGGCAAAACCCTGTTCCACGCCGATCACGGCAACATCTCCACTGGCGCAGCCCTGAGCATGCTGGCCATTGATGCTGATCGCGTGGCCATGGCCAGCCAGCTGGATGTGGGCGGCAACGACTACCTCGACCTGCGTCCGCAAGTGCTGCTGGTGCCCATTGGTTTGGGCGGCACGGCGCGCTCCATCAACAGCGCCGAGTACGACCCCGACACCGCCAACAAGCTGCAAAAGCCCAACGTGGTGCGCGGCCTGTTTGGCGACATCGTGGACAGCCCTCGCCTGTCTGGCACCCGCCGCTACCTGTTTGCAGCACCCACCGACGCACCCGTGCTCGAAGTGGCCTTCCTCGACGGCAACGACACCCCTTACCTGGAGCTGGAGAACGGCTTCACCGTGGATGGTGCCCGATGGAAAGTGCGCCTGGACTACGGCGTGGCGGGCATCGACTTCCGTGGTGCCGTCACCAACGCGGGCGCTTGATAAGCAGCCCGACACCTGGCGTAACTCACTGAAAGGATTTCTCAATCATGTCTACCACCTTCAAACAACCCGGCCGCGTCATTCAGCACGTTGCCGCCGCCGCCCTGGTGTCCAACCAGGTCGTTCGCATCGGCAAGATTCTGGGCGTTTGCCTGGGCAACGCCTCTATCGGTGAAACCGTTAGCGTGCAGATCGAGGGCGTTTTCACAGTGCCCAAGGTCAGTGGCGCAGTCATTGCCCAGGGTGAAAACCTCACCTGGGACGCCAGCGCCGCCGCTTTTGACGACAACGCAGCCACCCCCGCCACTGGCGACGTCACCGGCCCCGGCGCCATTGCTTGGGAAGCTGCCGGCAACGGCGTGACCACCATGGACGTCAAGTTCACCGGCGTGCCCGGCACGGTTGCCTAAAGCAGGCAAATAAGCCGCTCAGCCTAGGCGCACATCATGGACTGGCCCGCATTGCAAGCCCGCACCAACGCCGCCGCCCTGGCGGTGTTTGGCAGCAGCATCACCCTCAACGGCGTTGCCCTGCGGGGGGATTTTGTAAGCCCGTCTGATGAGGTCGATCTCGATGGCGCGTCAGCCGTTGACCTGGTGCCACAAGCCTTGGTCAGCAGTGCCGCCGTGCCCACTGAGCCCGTGGGCCTGCCCTGCATCGTGGCCGGTATCAGCTACACCGTGGCCGATGCCCGTCCCGATGGCCTGGGCCTGACCCGCTTGTTGCTGGAGCGCGCCTTATGAGCGGCACGCTGCACCTGGCTTTGTGCACGCACATTGCCGGCCTCTTGACTGCCGCACCCGCCGTTGCCGGTGGGCGCGTCAGCGTGCAGCGCCGTCGCCCCATGGCGCAAGCCACCAGCAGCCAGGTCTTTGTCTACCTTGAAGAAGCGCCCGCCGAGGCCCGATCGCTGGGCTCCAGCGCCGAATGGATGACCCGCATTCGCGTGGAATGTGTTGCCCGCGACACCGCCACACAAAGCGCCGAAATTGCCACCGACGCCATGGCCGCCGACGTGTACAGCCGCCTCATGGCAGACACCACCCTGGCAGGCAAGGCCATCGACCTCAATTGCCACGTGGCCTGGACCAACGATGACAACGAGACCACCGCCGCCGCTGCGCAGGTGCTGGCCATTGTTCGCCACCGCAGTCCTCGCCACAGCATCACCGCCACCTAGCAAACAGCCCTTAGCTCACTTACCCACCTAAAGGATTTTTCATCATGACCGTACGCTCTTCCGCCGGCACCACCCTCAAGATTGGTGCCTCGCAACCCGCCACCTTTGATGCCACCGGCTACAACGCGCTCACACTCACCACCGTAGGCGAAGTCACCGATCTGGGTGAGTTTGGCCGCGAATTCAACCTTATCACCCACAACCCCCTGGGCAACCGTGGCACGGTCAAGCTCAAGGGCTCGTTCAACGAAGGCTCCATCACCTGCCAGCTGGGCCTGGACACCGACGACGCAGGCCAAATCCTGTGCAAGGCCGCCAGCCTGGCCGATGCCGACTACAGCTGCCTCATCACCACCCAAAACGGCGACAAGTATTACTTTCAAGCCAAGGTCATGTCGTTCAAGGTGGGTGTGGGCAGCGTGGACGGCGTAACCACTGCCTCCGTCACCCTGGAGCTGACTACCAACAGCGCCGGCGTAGGCGTGGTTGAGGTACTGGCCGCCTGATAGATCAACGCGGGCACTTGTGGCCCGCATAACCCGCACTGGCCTGACCCGGTTCTCCCTTTTGCGGGGGAGGCCGGGTTAGGTACAGGCACACACCACCCCCGCAACTGGAACCAACATGACCGAAATCACCGAATTTGACCTGAGCCAATTTGAAGTGCAAGAAACCGCCGTGCTTGATGTGCAAAACATGAAAGACGATGGCCCACTCCTGCACCGTGGCGAGCCCGTTCGCATCCACCTGCACAGCCCGGGCAGTGCCGCTTGTGTGCGCGCATCGGCCAAACTCAACCGCGCCAGCGAAGCCCGCATGCAAGCCGCTATGCGCGGAAAAAAAATCAACGAGTCCGTTGAAGAAAAACGCCAGCGCAATGCTGAATTTTTGGCCGAATGCACGCACTCCATTGAAAACTTCCCTCTGCCCGGTGGCGCACTGGCTTTGTACAACAACCCCAAGCTGGGCTACATCACCAACCAGGTTGACCGCTTCCTGACGGACTGGGCAAATTTTTCTCGGGGCTAAGCGAGCAGCTTAGCCTGTATGCCCGTCAAAGCGCCTGGCTCGACACCGCCCCCAAGCCCCCTCATGACAGCAAACGCAAAAAGCCCGCAGCAGACGCAGACAGTGCGCCTACACGCCGGCAACGCCTGCTGGAAGACGAGGCCTGGGTGCCTACACCCGACCTGGGCGACGCGCGCTATCTGTGGGAGTGGCTGCACGACGCAGGCCTTTCCAAGCCCGGCGCCATGGGCCCCATCCCCATTGACTGGCTGGACCTGCAAGCCTGGCAACACGGCACGGGCCACCGCGCGCAACCCTGGGAGCTGCGGGCCATGCTTATGGCCAGCCGCAGTTTTGTCTTTCAGCTGCGCGACGCTGAAGACCCGCATTGCCCTGCACCCTGGGCCGCACTCAGCAGCGCGCTCACGCAAGAACACGTTGCCAACAAGGTGGCAGCCATCCTTGGCACAGGCCGCAACGCCAGCCCCAAACAGCCATAAATCATGAGCAACATCAGCGTCACCCTATCGGCAGACGACCGCGAGCTGGCCCGCGCCCTCAACAGCGCCACCAGCGAGCTGCGCGACTTTGCCCGTCAAGGCGCCACCAGCATGCGCCAGATGAGCACCGCCACCGGCGAGGCTGAAGACGCCATGATGCGCTTGTACGCGGGCATGCGCACCGCCTTTATTGGTGGCGGGCTGGCTGCCAGCATCATCACCGCCAAAAACGCCATGGTGGGCCTAACGCAAAGCATGATGGATGCGCAAATGCTGGCCGACAAAATGCGCAACACCTTGAGCTTTGCCCTGGGTGCAGGTCAGGCCGGCAAAGAGATTGAATACCTCAAAAACATGACCACACAGCTGGGCGTGTCTTATGAGGCCATTGCCCCCATGTACGCGCGATTTGCGGCCGCCACCCGTGGCACGCAACTCGAAGGCAAGGCCACCCGCGATATTTTCGAGAGCATTGCCAAAACCAGTGTGGTCATGGGTCTGGGCGTGGAAGAAACCGAAGGCGCCATGCGGGCACTCACGCAGATGGTCAGTAAAGGCCTGATCCAGGCCGAAGAGTTGCGCGGCCAATTTGGCGAACGCGTGCCCGGCGCATTCAAGCTCTTTGCCGACAGCATGGGGGTGAGCACAGCCCAGCTCTCCAAAATGCTGGAACTGGGGCAAGTGGCCCCTGAGCGTTTGCATGAGTTCTCACGCTTCTTGTCGGAGGCTGTTGGCCCTCAAGTCAAGCAAGCCACTGATTCACTGCAAGCCAGCGTCAACAAGTTGGCCAATGAGTGGCTGTTCTTCAAGCAGTCCGTGGCTGAATCTGGTGCGGCCGGGTTGGCCAGCCGGGAAATCACCGCCATGTCAAATGACATGCGCGTTTTTAATGATATTTTGTTGGAATCCAAGGCAAACAACGACGGCTTTGCAAAAAGCATGGCCAACCTGGCCGGCGCCGGTCTGGGGCGCATGGTGTTTGGTTCTATGGCCCTTGCGGTTAACGGATTCAATGGCGCGCTTAATTTGCTGCTGCCAAATTTCTTGCAAATCAAATCCACTTTTGATTTGATGCCAAATTCTTTGCGGCCTGCCAATGAGCAAATCACCATTATGGGCGCCAAGATAGGCGAGGCAGAAAAACAATACAAGTTACTGCAAGACCGTCTGGCACTTAACCCGGAAAACATTTACGTCAAAAGCGAGCTTTATCAGCTGGGTCTTTACATTGCCCAGCTTGAGCAAGCTCGGGCAGCAAAACAGGCTCTGACCGGGAGTATGGGTACTGGTGGCGGACGTGGCAACGTCAACCCGTTTACCGTATCCCAGCTTGACGAACAGGCCGAGAAAAAAGCCGACGCAGCAGCCAAGGCAAGGGCCGACTTCGCCAAGCAATACGCCAACCAGCAAGAAAAACTCAACGCCGAACTGGAGCGCTGGAAAGCCCTGCTAGGCGACAGCTTCACCGAAGCTGACCGCGCCCGCATTGAAGCCAACTTCAGCAAGCCCATCAAAAAAGCCACAGAAGCACTTGATGAGCTGCAAGCCGCCCGCATGCGCATGGGCCGCGCTCAGGCCATGGAGGCTGGCGACGCCGTCATCAAAGAAAACGAGCGCTTGCAAAAAGAAGCAGAAAAAGCGCTTCAGGACGAGGCCGATATGCGCCTCAAGTGGAAACGCATGATGGTCATGCAAGAAGCCGATGAGCTTGAAAAAGCCAACGAGGTTTATCGCAAAGCCATGGCAGATCGCCTGGAGCAAGACCAGAAAGATTGGCAAAAGGCCTTTGACGACATCGAGCGCACCCTGACCGATGCCCTCATGCGGGCTTTCGAGTCCGGCAAGGGCTTTTTTGATTCGATGTGGGACACCATCAAAAATACCCTCAAG